ACTTCATAAGGTATTTGTACTTTGCGACAGAACCAGATTAGGTTGTAAAGTTGCTTCAATGTATCCATCATTACATTATTCATTGAACCAGACCAATCAAGTATGAATACTAGTCCGTGGTTTTTTCCATCAGGCACTACTGATACTTTTTTGAATAAGTCTTCATTAAATTTGTAAGTGTGTAATACAGCTGTATCGAGAATACCAGTGCGACTAGTAGTAGCACGGGCATAAGCTCCTGCAGATTTTTTGCATTCAAATTCTTTGACAAGATAACTTACCTCCTTTTGTGCTGATTTTTTAAATGCATAGAACTCTTTATCTAGCACTTCATATGGGTCATAAGATTGTGGGATATTCTCAGGATTACAAAGTGAGACAGAACCAGAAATAAAGTAGTTCGGATTTTTCTTAAACTGAGCTTGTATTCTTATATTTAAATTAGTCCAATGCTCTTTAAATTCTTTATGGACTTTCTCATTTGAAATTACGACTTGATTAATATCTACCTTTGGTAACTCAACATAATGATTTTCACGACCACCTCTATTGATAAGTTCTTTGAGTGCTTCATCAAGAGCATCCATTGTTTCAACTTCTGGTTCTGTATCTTGTGGTTGAGAACGACCATTAAGTTCATCCATCATATCTTCAATCTCTTCGATTGTTGGTGGTTGTGATTCTGATTTCTGATAATCTAAATCTACTTCTTCTTCTCCAGACTCCTCTGTTTCGGATTTAGGTGTGCCATCAAAAGTCTCATCACCTAAGTCTATACCTGTGTCATTCTCTACTTCCTGTCTTTCTTTGTTCTCTTGCTCTAATTGTTGTTTACAAAGTGTATATAATTCTTTTGCAAGAACTAATACTTCTTCAAATGTCTCTGCTAATTGAATCTTACTTACAAGAAAATTCTCTTCAGTATTAAAGTCAATATCAACAAAATGACCAATCTTAAAATATAAGTTCACTCTATCTGCAAGATTGAAATCACTCATATCTTTGTTCTGAATATCAAAGAAGTCCTTATCTGATAGTTCGTGATATGCATTGTAGAATGTCTTGTTGAGTCCTTCATATCTTCTCTTAATTAACTTCTCAATACGTGCATCTTCAACAACATTAACAAACTGTTGAGGTATCTGAACCTCTTTCCACCACTCAGTATCAGGTGTATAGAGTGCGTGTCCAACTTCGTGACCAACTAGCATATCAATCACTCCGTTACTTGCTTTCTCCCACATTGGAAGTGTAAGTACACGGGTCTGTACGTTGAACTCTGCTGTTTCGACTTTCTTATGCTCAACTATAATGTCTTCTGTGGCAAGTAATTTAGCGAGTTGTGATTTGATTTCGTGTTGGACTGTCATAATGTTGTTTGCTTTATGTACCTATTATAACAACGAAACCGCCCCTTGGGACGGTTGAGTAGACACTTTATTAACTGTCCACGACGTTTCTTTGCTTGTCGTAGAGCTTGTGGTTTTAACGTTCGTTTCTGTGGTTTACCAGAATTATGTTGCCAATTTGGAGTTGTCATTTCTTTTTTCCTGCCAGTGAATCTATCATTCTAAACACATTATCGAATTTTTGCTGAGTTGAAGGATCACTTATTTTATTTTTTAAACCTGTTTCTGCTTTTTTAAATTTAGTAGATAACTCTTGGGCATCAGGTATTTTATTTAATATTTTACCAAAATCCATTTTACCTGCAAGCTTATTTCCAACACCACTTACAATTTTATCACGCATTCCTCTTAATTCTTTTGGTGATTTTTTATTTTGTTGAGCAAATCCTCTCATCATATTTACTATCTCAGGTTGCTCCATAAACTGTCGAAATGATTTCATTTTTTCCCCTGTAATTTTTCTACAACTGAAACTTCTTGCATCGGTGCAACATCATTTAAACCATTTGCATCAAACCAAGGTGCATTTTCCCAATCAAAACCCTCACCAAATGTATTATCAGGTGCGACAACATACCAATGACACTTTGCATCAGGTATATCTACAGCACAAACTGCCCAATCATCTGCCCACTGAGGTACTTGTACATACATCACAGGTAAATGATTTGCAAAAAATGAAAGTATAAGAGAAAAGAAAATCATTATCCTTCGTTTACAGCAGTTACATTCCAACCATTACTGGTCTTTTTATCCCAAATATAATTCTCTGCCTTTGCTTTTGCTTGAGAAGTATACGTAGAACGATTATCATAGATCGCTGTCCAAGAGTTGTTACCCTTATAATAAACTGTATCTGTGCTTATTATACTAGTTTTTTTAATATGCCAAGCCATTTTTATTGGTTTTTAGATATTTATTAAGAAACAACACGAGAGAAACCTTTGAGTTTTTCAAATCGAATCACACTATTAAACTTATCGTGTAAGTCTGCTTTGTGAGATATCACAAATACGTTCGCATCTTTAATAACAAAACGTATAATTTTTAAAAACTCTTCAGTTCCCATACCATCAAGTGAACTATCAAATACCTCATCCATAATTAAAAGATTGGTATTTACTGAGTTCTTAACTCTTGCAACTTCTCTCCAAGTGAATAGTAATGCTAAGTCAATACGCATCTTCTCACCTTCACTGAAAGAACTATATGAAAAGTTTTCGTGTATAGGTGATTCTATCGTTTCACTAAACTCCTCATCTAACTTAAAGTTGATATAGAAGTCCATCATCTGCAAGTAACGATTGACCTGCTGATTGATAAGTGGTAGATACTTTTTAATTATTTTTGTTTTTACTCCATCATCTTTCAATAGAGAATATGCGAAATCATGATACATGATGTCGGTTTTCTTATCTGCTAGTTCTTTAAAAATGTTTTGGAGACTTTGATTAAACTCTTTTAATTTTTCATCCTCAGTATTTCTATTTGCAAGTTGAGTGGTAAGTTTTTGAATTTCTGATTCCAAATCTCTGACCTGTCGTTGACATCCAGAAATCCGAGTATTGTTTTGAGAAATGCCATTATTGAGTTTAGTAATCTCCTTTGATAGTTTAGTGAAGAGATGCTCTCGCTCTTCTTCGTTTTTAATTGCTTTTTCTAGTTCTTGATAACCAGTTTGCAACTCTTTTGCTTTAGTTTGAGCATCATTAATTCTATTTAAACGAAACGATTCTTCTATATTTTGTGTACATGTAGGGCATGTTACATTCTCACTAAAGAACTTATGTTCCTTAGTAATCGTTGCTACTTTCTGACTTAATTGACCCTTATATTTGTTTAGAGTCTTTAACTTTTTATTTGCACCTGTTACCTTTTCCTGTTCTTTAACCAACTCTACAACATCATTTTCTAACTTAGAATTATTAGATGCATACTCTTCCTGTTCATCAAGGAGGGTTGAAATTTTATCTTGTTTTCCTTGAATATTTGCCTTCCCACGATTCTCTAACTCTTCAATAAACTTCTTTTGCATATCCAATTTATCTTTTACATTCTCTCTTGATAAATCTAAAACTCTTATCTCATCTTTCTGTTTTCTAATTTTCTCTTTGATAATTAGATTCATTGCAGAGAATATGCGAATATCTAACAAGTCTTCAATTACTTCTCTTCGATTTGAACCTGATAGTTGCATAAAAGGAACAAAGGCACTACTACCGAGTATGACTATCTGTGTAAATGATTTGTAATTGACTTTAAGTATATTCTCTTCTAATATCTTTTGCATTGCACGGTCATCTGCCTGTTTGTGCATCTTTTGACCATCAACCTCTATCTCAAATAGATTTGGCTTCATACATCTACGAACAAGATATTGACGACCATTGATATCAAATTCTACTTCAACTTGAGTATCCTTTTCATTTGTTGCATTTACTAGCTGAGGTTTATTAATTTTACGAAAAGGTTTATTAAACAAACTGAAAGTCAAGTCATCCAACACTTTGGATTTCCCTGTACCATTTGTTCCAACTATCAAATTCGTTGCATTTTTTTGGAAATCTATTTCTGAAAACTGGTCTCCAGTTGACAGAAAGTTCTTCCATCTAATTTTTTGAAACGTTATCATTCTTAGGTGGTGGAACGACTATATCGTTCGGTGTGATCACTGCGTACTTATAATTATACATCTTACACGTACGAATGGCAAGTGCATCTTCAATTTCTATAACATTTAAAGATGCATTATCTTCCTCATCATTCATCATCATAGCATATCTTTCAGCATCATCCTCTTCTTCAAACATAAAAAGTACTTTTTCTCCATAACGATTCAAAACAGCATAAGCACCATCGTCCCGTCTGTCTTTGAGAGTTAAAAGATACATTAGTCTACCTCGCAAGCTTCGGTGTATATTTGTTGTAGAATTCCTTTAATGAGAGTTTTATCTCCTTCAAACTCAGATTCATCAATATAGCGATTCAATATACCTATCGTATTCTCAGTTTCTTCAACTTCAAAGTCTGCACTTTCGGTTAATACAAAATTTTCAATTATTTTTAAGTCTTGAATACCAGAGTTGTATAACTTATCTATAAATTTTTCAAATTGCTTTTGATCGGTTTTCTTCTTTACAACGACTTTGACTATCTTATCTTTAAATTCTCTAGTATCAAATAACTTATAATTAGTATCTTCATAATAGATGTTGTAAAATAACCTGTAAGGATTGTTTACGGGTTTGTGTTCAATTGTTTTAGTGTCAAAGATGTGAAACCCTCTTGTGTCTAGAACATCGTTCCAGAACATTTCATAAGGGTTTCCAAGATAATATATCTTTCCATTATCAGAACGAGTATGATAGTGACCAGAGTAAACACGATAGAAATTATCAAATATCTTTGTGTCCATTCCGTGTTCCATCATATGACCACGAGTAGCAACAAAACCATTCAACTCAAGATGACCCATAATTACATCTGCTGATGTAGTATCCATCATCTCAAGAGTTTGTAATTTATTCTCCTCATTAATCCAAGGAAGCATTAAAATATCTAATCCACCAATATTCACAGTAGTTGGTTCTGAATAAACTTCAACATTATCATATTCTTTTAATAATAATTCAACTGTATTGACTTCATTTGTATCTTTATAGTATGCAGTATGATTACCAACAATTGTATGGACAGTAATACCCATTGCTTGTAATCTGTCATAATAATTTTTCTTTGTCCACTCAAGCGTTGCTAGGTCAATATTACGACGATTATCAAAAGTATCACCCATATCAACAATCGTATCAATCTTATTTTTCTCTAAGTATGGAAAAAAGATATTATCGTAAAACTTTTTGAAATATTTGTGTATGTAATCAGCACCTTTTCTTGCACCGAAGTGCTGATCTGTTATAATTGCTAACTTCATTTTTTCTTTTTTTGTGGTTTTTGTGGGTAATATTGGAAACCCTCGGTTTGCTCATGCAAATCAGATAATTTGAATGTGATCATCTTATCCCAAGGTGTGCCATCTTGATCCATCAATACAGCAGCCTTTTTACCCTGTATTCTCTGAACACATCCAACGTATCCTCGATAGATTGAATTTTGATCTATCACCTTAACTGTAGAACCTGGTAAAATCATCTGTTACTTGACTTGTATTGAATATTATCTTTGATTGTATTATAATCAGAACTACTACCTGCCATTGCACTATCATCTACGGTCATCACTTCTTCAAATCCTGTCTTCTCAATTATCTTTGTTTTAATTTCTAACTGTTTCTTTTCTTTTTGTATTCTTCTAAGAAAGGCATAGTGTATGATTTGAGTAAAGTAGGCAAATGGATTTCTTGACTTCTCTGGGTCAAAGTTATGAATATACTGAACACAATTTTCAATACCATCAGATATCATATCATCACGAAACATATAGTTAACAAAATTTGGTTTATACGATAAGTGTGTTGCGATCTTTAAAAAACAAGAACCTAAGTAATTTGTGATACGTGGTTTTGGTAAATCATTCTCTTCTGCTTCTTTGACCTGTGCACGATATACAATTAATGCTTCTAAAAGTTCACGGTTATTTACATAATGCTCTGATTTTTTCTTTGCCATATACCTGACTTAATATATTGATAGTATAACATAATTTATGGGACTTGACAAGTCACTGAATTTTATGTACAATAACCTTTGTAGAGGTTCAAGGGTTGTTAGGCTTATCTATATTATTCTTAAAAATATTCTCAAGGCTCTGGCGAGCATCATCAACTGTAGTTAAAAATCCCATTTTATCTGTTAGAGATACTTTACCATCAATTTCAATATCTACATCATCTTCATTTAGATAACGATTATAGAATTTAATCATCTGTTTATCATTTACTTCTGACATTGTAATAATTTTATCATACTTAATTAAAAATAAGTCTTGATCTGGTAACTCTAACCAAGGTTTTACTTTTACATAATGTCCAGCTGGACTATGCATCATCTTCATTATGACAGGATTTGAAAGCATTATAATTGAGTCTCCATCATTTTCATCGACAGAAACAAGTGCGAAGATTTCTTCACCAGTAATAAGTTTTAAGGCAGCGTAGAATTCCTCTCCCATTAATCCAAATTGTAATTTACAATGCATCTAACATTATTTATGGGTTGTTCTGCTGTGTGCATTAACCAACCATCAAATAAGACAACTCGACCTTGTTTTGGAGTGACTCTTTCTTTAATAGTGTAGATTCCATCAGGTCGATCTTTTTCTCTTTCATTGTAAATGATAGTATCTCCATCACTATCACAAACATAATATAAACAAACTAAATGCTTTCGACTGTAGATATCAATGTGTGGAAGATCAACAGTCATTTTTTTATTTGTTGGAAATTGTAAAAAAGATCGTCCTTGAAGTGCATTTACATATGGCATACGAAATTTAAAAGCAGCTCTTTGAAGCATAGGTATAAACATCTCATGAAAGTCACTTGCTACAACTCCCATTGAATCTTTATCATCTTGAAATTCAACATACTGATGACTCATCGCTGGTCTATGTTGACTATCATCATCACCTGATGCTGTAACATCTTCAATAAAATACCAAGGAAACTCTTGGTCATCAAAAGGTTCGCTACCTAGTAACACTTTTTTAATTTGTTCTTGATATTCTTTTT